TCGCAAAATGTTTCTAGATCCAGCAGGTCCGGTTACTATCCAACGCTTTGAAGAAGTTAAATATAAAAAAATAGCAGACTTTGAAGCAACAGCACGTGGCTTCTTTTGGCAACCTGAAGAGATTAGTTTGACTAAAGACAGCAATGACTTTAAAGATGCTAGTGATGCTGTTAAACACATCTTTACCAGCAACTTGTTACGTCAGACAGCACTAGATAGTTTACAAGGTCGTGGCCCAAGCCAAATCTTTATGCCTGTGATATCATTGCCAGAGCTAGAAGCGTTGGTATACAACTGGACATTCTTTGAAACTAATATTCACAGCAAGAGTTACAGCCATATAATCCGCAACATCTACAATGTGCCAAAGGATGTGTTTAATACAATCCATGATACTAAAGAAATTGTGGAAATGGCATCAAGTGTTGGAGAGCACTATGAAAAGTTACACAGAATTAACTGTATGAAAGAAATGGATGGTTCAGTCAACGAGAAGGAACACATCAAAGCAATCTACATGGCACTGCATGCCAGCTATGCACTAGAAGCGTTTCGCTTTATGGTTAGCTTTGCTACAAGTTTGGCCATGGTAGAGAACAAGATCTTTATTGGTAACGGTAACATCATCAGTTTAATTCTACAAGACGAACTGCTACACAAAGGTTGGACGGCTTTCTTAATCAATCAAGTTGTTAAGGAAGATCCTCGCTTTGCTCAAGCTAAGGTTGAGTGTGAAACTGAAGTATATGCCCTCTACATGGATGTAATTCGTGAGGAAAAGGCATGGGCAGACTATTTGTTTAATAAAGGTCCAGTAATTGGTCTTAATGCTAACATCCTTAAAGAGTTTGTTGATTATACAGCAGTAGGAGCATTAAAGGATATAGGTATTAAATATCAAAGTCCTGCGCCAAAGTCTACTCCCATTCCTTGGTTTAACAAGCACAGCGACACAAGTAAGAAACAAACAGCATTGCAAGAGAATGAAAGCACTAATTATGTCATCGGAATTATGGGTGAAGGTATTGACTATGATGCCTTGCCTGTGCTATAATAAGACATCGGAGAAATTATGACAAACCCAGTTATCTTATGGTCAAAGTACCATTGCCCTTATTGCGATCAAGCAAAGGCATTATTAACACAACAAGGTGTTAAATTTGAAGAACGTAAAATCGGAGATGGATATACCAAAGAAGAATTGTTAGAAGCAGTACCAAATGCTCGAACAGTCCCTCAAATTATCATCAATGGAACATCCATTGGTGGATTTACAGAATTAAGAAAATACATTGACGAAACCGGATTCAATGGTACCGGATACTAATAAGGAAATTAAAAATGTTAATTAATAAAGGCGTGGGCATAGGCGAAGTTATCACATTAAAGCTAACCAGCGGTGAAGAACTTATTGCTAAATTGGTAGAAGAAACTGATACCTATTATAAGTTATCAAGAATACAAGTAATTGGTATGGGTCCTAAAGGCCCTGGTCTAATGCCCTACTTGTTTACTGTTAGTCCAGATGCAGATGTTCGTTTGCAAAAGTCCACAGTTACAGTAGCAGAAGCAACTGATGAAGCGTTTGCTAAACAGTTTCTTGAATCAACTACTGGCATTGCCTTAATCTAACATCATGCATAAGTTTGTAATAAAACGTAATGGTGTTTTAGAAACTTACACACAATATGAAGACATACCAGACGACTTTGATCATGTGATTGAGTTCCTTCCACACATCCCAGATGGGCCGCACACAGATGAAGAGCATGATGAATTGGCAAAATGGAATGATCGATTACAAGAATTAATGAGGAAAGAATATGCCCGCAGTAACAAGAATAGGTGATGCAGACGTAGCACATTGTAGTGGAATGACCAGAGCCGTCGGTTCAGGCAATGTATTTGCTAACAGTATTGCTGTTAGTCGCCAAACTGATGTGAACACTGGACATTTGCTTCCAGGTGGAAGCTCTTGCCCGTCACATGCCGCGCCAATTACCACTGGTTCTCCTACTGTTTTTATAAACAACTTAGGCTGTGGTAGAGTGGGAGATGCTATTACTAGTTGTACCAGTGTGGCCGCTGGCTCACCAAACGTATTTGCCAATTCATAATTAATGAAAATTTATCTAGACATGGACGACGTTGTCGCCGATTGGATGGGATATGCTCGTGCATACTTACGTATGGAATGGAAAGAAGGCGAGATGGTTCCAGACGACAAGTGGCGAAGTCTCAGAGATGATCAGCGTATGTACAGCAAACTTCCTTTAAAAGAAGGTGCCCGGAAATTAGTTGACTGGTGTGAACGTTATGTTGGCCGTAACCCAGATACTGAACTTTACTTTTTAAGTGCAATTCCACATAATAACGACATGCCTTGGGCAATTCAAGATAAAGTATTTTGGGCATACAAACATTTTCCAGGTATTCCAGTTTTTCTTGGACCATACAGTCATGACAAATGGGTACGTTGCCAGCCTGGTGACATACTGATTGATGACCGTACAAGTAACTGCGAAGAATGGATTAGGGCCGGTGGACATGCACATATCTATAGAAATTGGCCAGACTGTAAAGTTTGGTTAGAATCACTTCTGCAGACGTCTACAACAACAAACAATAACTAATATAACAAAAGGAGACCATAACATGGCAACAAACAAATATTCAGAATTCACAAAAATCGTTGAGGCAATGGAAGCAGACTTTGAAAAGTTCTACGACAAAGAGGTAGGTGCCGCAGGTACTCGTGTTCGTAAGGCTTGCCAAGATTTGGCTAAGTTGTGCAAAGAAACTCGTAACGATGTTACCGCAGTTAAGAACGAACGTAAGCCAGCGGACAAGAAATAAGTCAACGAAACCCCTGGTAAATACGTTATATACTTACAAGGGGTATAATATGAAAAAACTTTTAACTGTTCTTTTACTAACTGTCAGTGCTACAGCATTTGCTCAACATAATCATGGTTGGAGACATCATGGTCATCGTCCGCATGGTCCTAGCTTCGGCTATTGGCTAGCGCCTGTAGTTATTGGCGGAGTAGTTGGCGCGGCCATTGCTAATAATAATCGTCGTGAAACTGTTGTCATAGAACAACAGCCTATTGTTGTACAACCATTACAACAGAATTGTACAGCATGGAAAGAAGTACACACCTCAGAAGGCAATACTTACAGAGAGAGAACTTGTTATGGCTTACAGTGATAAGGTAGTTGACCACTATGAAAATCCCAGGAATGTCGGATCTTTTGATAAGAGTGATCCTGATATTGGTACTGGTATGGTTGGCGCACCTGCTTGCGGCGATGTGATGAAATTACAGATAAAGGTTGATCATGATACAGGTATTATTACAGATGCAAAATTTAAAACGTATGGCTGCGGATCGGCTATCGCGAGCTCGAGCCTCATTACGGAGTGGGTCAAAGGAATGCACATCGACAAAGCCGGAGAAATTAAAAACTCCGAAATCGCCGAAGAACTAGCCTTACCGCCAGTTAAAATACATTGTTCAATATTGGCTGAAGATGCCATCAAAGCAGCCGTAAATGATTACCGTAACAGACACAGCGGCTAAAAAGATCAAACAACAGTTAACCAAACGAGGCCGCGGTATAGGTATCAGGCTAGGTGTAAAAACTACAGGATGCAGTGGGTTAGCCTATGTGTTAGAATTTGTGGATAGCTACGAAGCTGAAGTAGGTGTAACCAACTACGCTCATCCAGATTTTGCCTTATTAGTTGATGCTAAATCAGAAGTCTATTTAAAAGGCCTAACAGTTGATTGGATCCGTAACGGCCTCAATGAAGGATTTGAATTCCGCAATCCTAATGAACGAGATAAATGCGGATGTGGTGAAAGTTTTAGGGTATGAAAAAAGTGTGGGATAGAAAAGCAACTCGAGATTGGATTGCTCAATTAGAGCATAGAATTGAAGATATTCGATACTACATGGAACGTACTATTCAATGGTGTGAAGCCAACGAAGTGTATAGTGACAGAACTGTATTTGCCTGTATCATTATGACATCAGTTTGGGTTAGCCATATGCGTAACGAACCTATAACCAAAAAAGAATTATTTGAAATGCTGGGTGTAAAAGGTTGGGAAGGTATCGATGATGCCATATATGAGTTCAACGAGGAATATGAATCGTATGAACATGAAGAACTACTAGAAATGGTAGCGGGCTCATTTTAGTTGACTATCAAGTAATTAGACTGTATAATAAGTCTATGTTAACTACTAGAAAGCTAATATGAGTATGCATCTTGAAGGCCCGTGGCTTAGTACCACAGGTAAACGAAAAGGCAAACAAAAGTTTGCATCTGCAGACGCCAAACGTAAGAGTGAACAATTGGACAAAGAGTGGCAAGAGTTACAGAAGCGATGGGGCGTTGAAGCTGATGAGCGCAAACGTCGACGTGCAATGGAAGCAGAGCCTTTGTCTTACTCCCTATCAGTTCCCGCTGGTCGTAGCACTGCTCATATTAAGAGTCTGGGTCAAGACAGCGGTGTAGCTACCCTAGCACAACCTAAGGTCTATACAGGCACTAAGGTTAAGGGTATTGCCACTATGCATAAGAGCAATGCAGTGCCGGTATTCAGTGATGAACAGGCCATAGATATTTCTAAAATGCGTAGATAAGTAAGTAACTATCATAAAAAGGAGAAGTAAATGATTAAACTCATTAAAATCTTACTTGTATTGATTGGTCTAGCACTTGTTGGATGGATTGGATACAAAGCGGTCATGTATAAACTTGACCCAAACAAGCAGTTGGTTATGAATAACTCATCAATAACTGCCGAAGTTAGAAACAAGCAATTAGAATGCTTGGCTCGTAACATCTATTACGAAGCAGGCAATCAACCATTTGAAGGTAAGGTTGCTGTAGCACAGGTTACTATTAATCGTGCAGAAAGCGGACAGTTCCCCAAGGATATTTGTCAAGTAGTTTATCAAAAGAATGTGGTCTACGAACGTGTACTATGTCAGTTTAGTTGGTACTGCGAAACAGCTACTATAATGAGGCCAAAAAACACAGCCGTATTCAAAGAAAGTGAAATGGTTGCACGTCAGGTTCTCTTAGAAGGTTTCCGTTTACCTAGTCTCCAAAAGGCGTTATACTTCCACGCTACTCATATCAATCCAAAATGGAATCGAGAAAAAGTAGCTGTTATTGCAGGTCATGTGTTTTACAAATAAAGGAAAGTTATGCAAGTTAGTTTACGAGAGTTAGTTAATCTTAAAAAGATGAGAGATAGTATTACTGAGAACATCGGACATCTTAGTGCAGAAACTCTAGGATGGATTGCTGTTATCCTAGTACACTTGGCCACTATACCTACACTGGTTGCAGTACTCACTGGGCTCACTGAAAAGTTGCCACCAGTTGATATGGTTGCCTTAATGTGGTTGGGCTTGTTTACATTCTTTGTTAGAAGCGTAATTGCTAAAGACTTATTGAACATCATCACAATTGGCTTTGGCTTCTTTGTACAAGCTATGTTAATGGCACTGATAATCTTCAAGTAATTATGTGGGTATAATAATACCTGTAAAAAATGTAATAAATATAC